TTTCCAGAAATCTTTCGAATGCTCAACTTACTCTTTTCAATGCCCAGAAAGAAATTTCAGACATTTATAAGAGAGGTCGCATTGGTTATTTCGCTGGTGCAGAGTGGGCAGTATCAAATAGCTCCCCCACACATACTGACGGGACTGCTTGGAGTGGACTTACCTCTGCTTCTATCGGTCTACTTTCCGCCGGTGCTGGTACAACATATCTAACGTCTGGGTGGGCAGAAACCTCCACTATTTCCGTATCTGGATTTACTGCGGCAACTACTCTTAATCAGGGTGACGTGTTTTATCTTTCTGGTGCAACTCCTGTTTATAGCTACAATCCTCTAACTGATGCTACACTGCCTTACGTTCAGCAATTCGTTGTTCTTACTGCTGTTGGTTCCGTTACAAGTGCCAGCCAGTCGGTCGTTGTTGCTCCTGCTATTATCGCTGGCGGAGATTATCAAAACATAGCTGATCCTGGCACTGTTGTAGGTGTTGTTCCTTACACCTCTGCTGGAGCCAAATCAACAGGGCAGGAAGGTATTGTATTTCACAAGACTGCCATTGGTATTGCAAGTCCCGAACTCATTCGTCCAAAAAATGAAGATGAAGGATTTGCCGAACGTGATCCTGACACAATGATAAGCATACGTTACATTCGTCAGTTCATGGCCGCTGGTGCTTATAATAATGCTCCTCCTACTTTCGTAACTCGTCTAGACGCTTTCTTAGGTGCAAAAGTCCTACGTCCAGAATGGGTGGTGCGCATACGTGGGTAATATTTGCCTAGTAGTATAATTAAAGGCTCTGGAGAAATCTGGAGCCTTTTTATTTTTATAATAAATTATTTTTCAAAAGTCTTTCAAAAAACTTTTCAAAAAACTTTTCAAGAAAATTTTCTAAAAAACTAAATATAAATGATTCTAAATTTTTAAGGAATTACTATGCTACAAATCATCGATATAGTTAAACAAGCTGCTGCAAGAAATGGTGTAGTAAATCTTGGCCAGGCTTTAGATAATGAGTCTTCAAATATAATGTTGAATAATTATAAAATGATGCTAGAGGAGTTTTCGATAAGATCTGTAAATTATTCACCATATGATTATGTAGTTTCGGCAAGTAATTTAATAACAATAGGAACAGATACTACAAATAATATTTCAGGGACTATTCCAACGTTACCTGCCGAAATTAAAGAAGTTGTAGCAATAATTAACGGGATAAATTACAAATTAGCTATTAAAAAGTATGAAGATTACAGAGCAATTCCGATAACACCATTAAATGCTATTCCAGAAGCTGTATATATTTTATATAATTTTCCGTTTATTACTTTATATTTTTATCCAGGATTTGCACAGAATGCTTTTGTAAGAGTTTACGGAAGATCTTATTTAATTTCGGAAAATCCTACGATAAATGATTATACAAATTTGCCGAGAGAGTTTAATCAATTTTTAGTAAGTCAATTGGCACTAAAATCTGCACCTTATTTTGGTGTAGCTCCATCACCAGGGTTGATAACTGAAGCGAATGATGCATTAAAACATTTGAAAGAACGTGAATTAATGCGTGAAATGAGCACTTTAAGAAATGATATTGGTGGAGAGGGTGGATTTAACTATCTAAGTGGTTTGGCAGGGCTAATTTAATGCCAGCTAATCAAAAACTAATGGGATTTGGAGACACGCCTTATGCTTCTCCATATTATTCGATTGGTGTAGAAGATTGTATTAATTTATATCTCGAAAAAGCTATTACATTAACTTCTAAAATACCTAATTATTATATTTCTATACCAGGATTACAATTATTTTCTCAACAGACTTCCACAGATGTTTGCCGAGGACTTTATAGGACTGCTGACCAGAGACTTTTTGGAGTATTCGGAGCAAATCTTGTGGAAATTCTTCAAAATGGTCAGAGATTAATTAAAGGAAGTATCACAACATATTCTGGAACAGTTGGAATGGTAGATAATACCCATCAATTATTTTTAGTAGACGGAGCTTTCGGATATATTTTAGAATTATCTACGAATGTTTTTTCACAAATTGATCCAGACACTTTTGTAAATGGTGCCACACATTGCGATTGTATTGATACACAGTTTTTAGCAAATCAACCGAATAGTATAAATTACAATTGGTCAAATAATAATGATGGTTTGACATGGGATCCTCTTAATTTTGCAGACAAAGAAGGATTACCTGATAATATAGTTGCAATAAAAGGTTTGTCAAATCAATTGTGGGTTTTCGGAAGTTATTCTACAGAAGTGCATTATGATACTGGAGATATTACTACACAACAATGGCAAAGATACGAAGGTGCAGTAATAGATATCGGTTGTAGTGCTCCATATAGCGTTGCAAAAGTAGAGGGCAATATCTTTTGGCTAGGTTCTGATAAGGCTGGTAACGCTGCTGTATGGTCAAACAACGCACTAACTCCAGTAAAGATATCAAACAGAGGCATAGAACAACTTATACATAGTTTTGCAAATAATTCTGGTGGACAAATTAATGATGCTTTCGGATATACCTATGCACAAGCTGGCCACGTTTTTTATGTATTAACTTTTCCTAGTGCAGATTTAACAATTGTATATGATATGACAACTGGACAATGGCATCGAAGAACATTTTTAGATACTCTCGGAGTAGAACATAAATGGCAAGGATATTATCAAGCATATATTTGGGGATTAAACATTTTTGGAGATAATACTGGAGATGGCGTTTATCAATTGTCTGTAGATTATTACTTAAACGATAATCCAAATGGTGTGGGATATAATCAAATAAAACGAACTAGAACAACTCCAGTTATACAAATAAATCAGAAAAGAGTTCGGCATAATTCTATTCAAATAATTTTCGAACAAGGTGTAGGACTAATAAATAGTTTACAATTAGGATATGGAGTTAATCCTCAATGTATTTTATATACTTCTGATGATTCTGGATTTACTTTTCAAAACGGAAGAACCGCGGATATTGGAGCAATTGGAAATTATCAAACTCGGACAATTTTTAGATGTTTAGGACATTCGCGAAATAGAGTTTATAGAGTTATTGTCTCTGATCCTATTCAAGTTATTTTGGTAGGATTTACCTTAGATCTTGAGGAGTTGGATTTCTAATGTTACTTCAACCAGCACCATTAAAAAATGATTTAACAAGTTCGAATGTTTTGACTCAACCTTGGTATATATGGTTTAGAAATCTTTCGCAAAATCTTGTAGAAAGTTGCACCGTAAAACAAGGAAATGATTCTAATTATTTTTATACAACTAATGAAAATAATCTAACAATAATTTATAATGGCCCAGGCGGAATATCTTTAACATTGCCTTATAGTGCCGCTTTAGATCAGATTTTACCATATTTTTTACAAGATTCTTCTGGAAATTGGAACTATACTTTCGTAAATCTTTCTAAAAATGATTCCGAAATAGTTTTGCCGAATAGTAATATAAAAATAAATCATCAAATAATAATTCAACAGGTTAACAGATAAATTATGTATAGTTTTTGTAAAAGTTTTCTAAAATTTATAAATAGAATAGAGGTATAATAAATGGATCCAGCGACAATTGCATTACTAGCATCTACGGGTGGAAGTTTGGTTCAAGGTCTTGGGAGTTTTTTAGGAAGTAACTCTCAAGCTGATGCTGCCAAAGCTGCTAATGCTGCATATCAACAGCAAGTTCAACCTGGAGTTAATTTTACTAATGGTGTTTACAATACTGCTCAAGGTAATCTTAATCCATATATACAAGCTGGTGCCACAGAGCTTCCACAATATCAAAATTCTGTTAATAATTATACTCAGGCAGCTAATCCAACTGTTTCAAACACATTTAACGAAAGTAATTGGCAAGATCCAGGATATGCTTTTCGAGTAGATCAAGCGAATCAGGCAATTGAAGGATCTACTGCAAGCAAAGGAATGACACTTGGTTCAGGAGCGCTAAAAAGTCTTCAAACAAGAGGTCAGGATATGGCATCGCAAGAATATCAAAATGCTTACGATAGATATAATACAGATGCTAATAGACAATTTAATCAAAATCAGCAAATATATACAAATAATATGGGATATCAGAATCAAAACATTGCTAATCAAGGTAATTTAGTAAATGCTGGATACACTGCCTCAAATGCCTTGAATGGTGTGGGAGAAAATACAGCAACACAATTAAATGGACTTTATACAGGATTAGGAAATATGGCAGCTGGAAGTCAATCTATACAAGGGCAAGCTCAGAACAATATGTGGAATAATGCTGGTAATTTCCTAGGTGGTAAAAATGGATTGTTTCAAAATCTTGGAGCATATTTCGGAGGTTCTGCTCCAGGTTCTGCCGGTGGTGCAACTGGAACTGGAGGTCTATCATAATGGCTGATACAACATCAAACCAAGGTCCTACAACAACTTTAGGAAACTTTTTATTCACAGCAAATAATCCACAAAATACGGGAATATCAGATGTATTATCAAATATGTCGGATATGCAAAAATTAAATGGACAATTTGCAGTTAATAAGGCAATTGCTACAGCAGGATATAAAAAAGATTCTAAAGGAAATTTAATAAAATATTCCTTGGATACTTCTGGAAATCCTGTTATAGATCCAAATGGTCAGCCTATTATAGATGCTGCCGGTATTGCTGATAGTCTTAATAAACAAGGTTTCGGAAATCTTATTGATCCTACTTTGCAAGCTCTTTCGAATGCGCGTATTACAAATTCAACAAATCAAGCTGGACTAAATCAGATTTTAGCTGGTCAAAAAGCTGCTGGTATTGCTGTTGGTCAAGGAACTGCTTTCAAACCTACTATTGCAACTCCTTCGACACCTGCTGGGACTCCTTCTTATACTCCTCCAGCATCTAATGATAATTCTACACCAGCCAGTTCAAATGCTCCCACAAATGCTCCTACACCTTCTGGAATAGATTTATCAAAATATTCCGATGGTGATTTGATGATACTTTCCAGAAAGGATCCTGCAACTTACAAAGCAATACAGGCACAAATCGGAACAACTGTCGATGGAAAATTTGGCAATAATACTCTTAAAGCTTTTCGTCAAGCTAAAGCTCAAAATATGACACCAACTCCTGCAAATATTGCCGCAGCGTATGGTTCAAATTCTGGAGATAATGCTAATGGCCAAGTCCAACCTGGAAATACCGTTCAAGTAACTCCTCCAGCATCTAGTGATAATTCCGGAACATTTACTTTACCAGATATTTCAACATCAGCACCTTCGTCAGCTCCTGCACCTTTAGCAATGGGTTCTCAAGTTGGTTTTGGAGGTGTCGCGCCTGGAACATTTCAAGGATCTTATCCAACACCTTCACAAAACATTCCGAAAAGTTTACCAGGAACGACTTTTGATGCAGGAGCATTAAATGATTCAGATAAATTAAATGTTGTTAGAAAGCTTTCTCAAAATGGTGTAGCTCCGAAAAGTTTATCTACAAACGATATACAAAATGCTGTAGAACAATTTGCAAATAAGGGAGTTTCAGATATTCCAGCACCAATTTTAAAAAATAACTTCGAAACAGATCCTCAAAAACGTGCTGATATAGATTCTCAAAATGCTAAAGCTATTGCAGATTATAATGCACAAATTTCCACAGTTAGAACTAAAAATCTTCAGGCGCTTGGATTGGCTACTTCAGAACAGCAATCTCAAAAATCACAAGCACAAGGTATTGCTGGGCAAGAGAATCAATTACAATCCTATTTTACTAATAAAAAAGTAGCAACAGATGAAGCAACAAAATGGGGGACAGATGCGGCTAAATTTGGAACTCTAGGATCAGCAGAATCTGTAGCAAATTCTAACAATGTTGAGAAATTAACCTCAAGTCAAATAGCATTAAAAAATCAAGCACAAGTAACATCAACATTTTTGAATAATTTTGATCCTACAAATGCTAGACAACAGCAAGAATTAAATCAGCAAGTAGCATCATTTTTGAGATCGGTGCAACAGGTAGCAGGAGCAACTGGAACTGAAGCAGATTTAGGAAGATCATTAAAAGAATCTGGATTGCCGGAATCTGTATATAATGCAACAAGTCCAACAGAAGCTCTTAAAACATATATTTTAAATAATCCAAAAGAATCAGCCAGACTTGTAGTAAATGTTCCTTCAATAATTAAGAAAAATGTTGTTATTCCTTTTTATAATTCTTATGGAATAAAAGACAATAATATAATCGATAAAAATCTTGGAGATGTTACAAAAAAAATAGGTGATATAAAAGTATTCCCAAATGGTAAGAAAGGAAAATGGAATGGTTCTGCCTGGGAGCAACAATAATGGCAATTCTTCTCGATGATAATGGAAATACTATTAATAATAATTCACCAGTTCTTCTCGATGATAATGGAAATACTATTAATAATAATTCACCGCAAAATATTCAAGGATTAAAAACTACCGACGATCTTAATAAATTTAATATTTCAAATGTATATCCACTTCTCCGAAAGGCTGTTGCATATCCTGAATCTGGGATTGCTGGTTTAATTGGAGGAGTCAGTTCATTTTTGGGTGGAGATGGTTTTGCAAAAGGGGCTACACAAGAACTAGATGAATTTCAAAATAATGCTAATACGAATGGAACTCTCGAAAATGCTGCTGCCGATCCTGCTAATATTATTTCATTAGCTCAGCCAGAATTATCTCCATTAAAAGCTGCTTTATATCAGGGATTAGGACAAGTTGGTGGATATTTAGGTAATACAAATTCTCCGACTTTATCTGGAGGTTTATTACAAGGTGGATTAGGAGCTTTAGCAAGTGGTATTGGACATATTGCCGGACAAAAATTAGAAGAAGCTGGAGATAAGGGAGGTAATTTTTTAAACCAACTAGCAGCATCGGAACAAGCACCTAAAATTTTAGAAGGAAAAACAGTTAAAGAAGCTACATTAAATTATAGTCCAGATGTTTTAAGTATGTATAACAGTATGGGTGTTGATATCCCGAGACTTAGAGCTAATCCAGATGCATTGGCAACAGATTATATTAATATTTCTAAACCTAATCCTATTACAAGTCCTTTAGGAGGTACACAAACAAAAATATTAGAAACAATTGGCGCAGGAATGTTACATTCACATTTTCCATCCGTATTACCATTAACTTTAGCAGCGTTGGGAACAGATTATGTATTTCCGAAAGCTATTCCATATGCTCTTTCAAAAAGCGCTCCAATTGTGGCTCCTACACTTTCAAAAATAGCTCCTTTATTTTCCGGAATTGGAGCAGATTATTTAAGAAAATATAATTTTTAAATATCATCTATTGTAAATGTTTGCTATATACGGCGGTTTCTTTTTTCTTCAATTTCTTCCATGTCTTTTATCCATTCATCTATTTTATATTCTATTTTTTTTGATTTATATACTTGTCCCCCGTCCTCATCGAATAAACTCCAAATTGCTGCCATTGCTATAGGGATAAAATATATAATAGAAAACATTGTAATCTCCTTTCTCGTTACCTGACTATTTATATTATAACAAATTTAATCTCTCTGGTCAAGGACTTTCTTCGACTTTAGGAAGATTTTCAAGAAATATTTTCAAAAACTCTAAATATAATAGAAATCTGCAAAAGGAAATATTATAAATGCTCACACGTTTACCATCGGCTAGACTACAATGTTTCTTAGATGATGGGAAGCCCAATGCTAATGGATTTTTATACACATATGCGCTAGGCACTACCACACCAAAAGCAACATATTATGATATATATGGAATTGCCCCCCAAAGTAATCCTATTAACTTAGATTCTGCTGGAACTGCACCTGTTTACTTATTTGGTTCATATACTATTTGGCAATACGATTCTACCTCCGCACAAGTCGGCCCCCCGGTAGATATAGAAGCAGGGTTGAACGACTCAATTATAACATCTGGTTCGGGTGGTTTCGCAAATAATCAGTTTCTATTGGTCAATACTTACGCAGATGTTAGAGCAATTACTGATGCATATGCTTTGGTTTATGTCCAAGGAAGAGTTAATCAAGCTGACGGTGGCGAGGGGCTATTTTATCTAGACCAAAGCTCAACAGATTCAGATGATGATGGAATAACACTTACCCCAAATGTTACAGGAAGATATATTCGATATAATGTTGAAACAATTGATCCAAGATGGTTTGGTCTTGTATATAATACTTCAATAGATCAAGGGATATATCTAACAAAGTCCGCACAAGCCTCTCAGAGATACGCTAAAGACGTTGAAATAGATGGTAGCACATATCTTAATCAAAATTATACAACCTCTGCATACAACTCTACATGGAGTTTTACAAGTAATGCGAAGATGATTTCAACTGCCGGAATAACTTTTACATTTACTTCTAATACATTTTTAATAGATTGTGGATCAAAAGTTTGGGGATTGAACGTTCAACCTATTTTTCAAACTGGAGTGACAGAAGCTATAAAATATTCTTGGGTGGATGCTTCAAATGACGAAGGTAGAGTTACAAAATGGATTAATTCAAGCACTGTCCCGAATGTTATGGAAATGGACAAGCAAGTTAATATTACTTTAGACTTCATTTTGCCATCATATTTGTCGTTGTATGTTCCGAATGGTTCAACTTCAGGAACGATTAACATAAATGGAACTGGAAAGAATGTAACTATTCCAAATATTACAGATGGTTCTTCAAAAGTTAATATAATAAATTTTCAGAATTTAACAACTGTAGGAAATATTTCTGTCCCGGCTGGATTATCTCCTGAATTCTTTTCTGCAAATGGAACCGGCCTTTCGGCAGATGATATACCATTATTTGCAAGTCTGAAATCTGGAAATTTTAATTTAGTAAACAAATATTTGGTAGGAAGTTCAACATTAACTATTCCAAATCAAGTTATTATAAATGGTCCTAGTAATTTACTTTCGGAAAACTTTGTAAATGATATAACAAATATTTCTTTAATTCCTTCTCAAAGTATTATTTTACAAAGTATTTCTGGAGTGTCTGGAACAAGTGCTGCTGAAATAAATTTTAATAATCTTTCCGAATTAAATTATGTAAACATTTTTGGAACATCTGGTTCAAATATTACAAGTCTTTCCGCATCATTTTTTAATACTGTTTACACACAAATTTCTGGAAATATAGGAAATTTTCAGAATTTAATATTAACAAATTCTTATACGATTGGAAATATTTCTGCTACAAATTCTATTGTAAATTCTTCTATAATTTCTGGAACTCTTTATTCTGTAAATCCAGTAACTGTAGATAAATCAATTATTTCTAATGTTACAAATGTTAATACTGTAGATAAATCAACTTTTACGAATTTTTCTGGAAATGTTTTCGGAAATATTTCTAACTCAACTATAAATGCTATTTCTCAAATATATTTTTCGGAAGGACTTACACATTCTTATACAAATTTCTTAAAAAGTAATACTTATGATATTTCTGGAGTTCCTTTATCAAATTTTTCTGGAACACTTTTGCAATTTAATTTTTGTAATTTTAATTTAAATGGGCCAATTCATTATTCAGTATCGACAACGACTACATTAAAATTTGTAGAATGTACTTCTGTAGATAATTGGACAAATGCTGTATCAAATGGTTATTCAATAGTTGATTGGCAAAATTCTCAGCCAGTTCAAAATACTTCATTTACATATAATAATGGTTTATATATAAGTACACCAATTGCAATAAACACTAATTTAACAGCATGTAAATCTACTTCAGAAATTTTAACACATTGGAGAGGATATGCTTCAGCCTGTACTCAATCTTTTCAAAGTATTACTACAAGTGCTGATATAGCTTTATCAAATGATTATAGAAGTAGAAATACAATAAGATATTACGGAACTGTTCAAGATAATTATTTATATCTAGAAACAATAAATCCAATTATTTTATTAATAAAAAGATATGGTGGTGTAGCAATAACTCAATTTGATTATCCATCAACTATTTCAAGTGCTTCAAGTGCATTTTTTCCGAATGTTAAAGTTATTCAACCTACATATCTTTTAGATGGTTCTCCTATTACTGGTTGGCTCACAGATGTTGATTCCGGACTTTGTAATAGTTATAATTATCTTCCTAAAAATGGTTCTGTAAAACTTCAGACAAATATATGGATAGGACAGAGAGATATTATACAAGCTACTGGAGATCATCACTATACAGATCAGTGGGGAGATATTGATTTACATTATGTTCCAGGTACTGCTGAACCAATCAATAATATAATGTTTGTAATTCTTAATTCAGGTGCTTTATCAGCCGCTTGCCCAAATGGTACAAAAATTACACAAACAATTTACGCAAATCTTCCAAATGGTGTTGTAAATTATAAAGCTTTCTTTCCAGTTCCAGTATATCAAGGAAACTTTATTGGAATTCCGGACGGTCAAGTATTATTAACACACAATCAAATTTATAGAAATGCTGATTATGCCGGATTACAAGTTTCAAATATGCAAAATAGTAATTCTCCTGGGCAAATTCCAATAACAACAACTTAATTTTAAGAAAACTTTTCAAAAAATATTTTCAAAAAGATAAATATATAATGAATCGTTTAAGAGGAATATTATAAATGTCAAATGGGTTTCAAGTGCCATGGTTTTTCCAAGAAATACGAAATACTAATCAAAATCCTCTTTCAAATGGATTTTTTTACACTTTTCAAACAAAAACGCAAATCCCAAAAACAACTTATTACGATTTAGCGAAAACCGCTCCATGTCCAAATCCGATTCCTTTAGATTCCGCAGGGTTTGCTCCTCAATATTTTCTCGACGCGGGACTTTATACATTTGCTGTGTATGATAAATTAATTGAAAATGGTGGAGTTAAAATAGCTGGAAGAGACGATATTGAAGGTATTTTAGGAAATAGTTATAATCCTTTCGGAAGTCCTTCTAATAGTGGTTATCTTTATTATAATTCAAGTACTTCCGCATATACTTGGCAAAGTGTTTCTGGAACTACTAATTTTCCTACTCCTACAAGCTCTAGTTATCTTTATTATAATAGTTCTACAAGTGCTTATCAATGGGCAAACCCGACTACAAACACTTATACTGTAAAAGTAACAAGTTCGGACAATACTCCTGGATATCTTTTCGGAAAAGTTTCTGCAACATCTGATATAAATCTTACAAGTGCTGGTAATATTTTAGGAATATCTTTAAATAGTCTTTCTGGAAAATATTTGCCTTTATCTGGTGGAGAGGTTTTTGGACCAGTGACTTTTGATCTTACTCCAGGGCGAGCTATTACAATAAATGCAGCAACTGGACTACCTTCATCTGCACAATGGTTGCTTTCAAATTCTAATCCAAATCAATTAAGTTTTGGAACCTCTGCATATAATCAAATGTTTCAGTTTTATGGTTCGCCCGGAAATGAGCAAATAACTTCGAATGTTCCTGTAACTATTTCAAATAATTTAACAGTTACTGGAAAAACCAATTTAGAGCTTTCTGACGGCCTTTTGGAATCTATTGGAGGAGTTGTAACAAGTGTTCCCGGAAACCCTTTTATGGTTCTTACAAGTGGTGATGATACAATTCCAGGATATCTTTCGAATAAACTTCAGCCAGGTTTTGGAATAAATTTTAATGTTACTAATGATAGTGTAAATGGAGAGGTTATACATGCATCTGTCGTTACTTCTGCATTTTTAACATCTGCATCAACTTCTGCATTTTTAACATCTGCATCAACTTCTGCATTAGCTCAACCATCTGGCCAAATTGTTTACGGAACTGGTCCAAGTATTACTTCCGAAGCTGGTTTAAGATTTGATACAACTGGGATAAATGCTCCTGGAACATTTTGTCTAAAAGTATTAGATAATTCTGGAAACTTTGTAGATAGAGTAATGTCTGCTGCAAATAATGGATCTTATATATATGGTGGTCCAGTCCCAAGAATAGAATTAGTAGGAAATAGTATAGGTGGGACATCTGGGCTTACTAATTTCGGTATTGATAATCATCTTTCAAAGTTTAGAATCGCGGATTTTGGAACTGGTAATACGATTTTGGCAACCGATGATCTCAACGGAGCTATAACTACATCAAACACTTTTTCAATTACTACCACAAATTCGGCAACTACCGCTGGAATTACTTTTACCGGATATACTTCCCAAGTCGTTTTACAAAATAATTATGCACAACTTTCTGACGGCGCGGGAGCACAAATTACGGTCCAGGGAACAGTAATTACACTTAATGCCGGATATACAAGTATTTTAAATCAACTTGTAATACCATATCAAAAACTATCAGCGACATCGGGAGTATATCAAATAAATTTTCCGGGAACTTTTGTAAATTTGAATGGAACTTCCGGAACCCTTAATAGTATATCTAATGGTGTAGTAACAGGACAACAAATGACAATTGCTAATAATTCTTCTGGAAATATTAGTATAACAGCGCCAAATATTTTTAGAAATTATACATTACCATCCGGAGCAAGTAGGACATATGTTTGGGATAATATTTTAGGAGCGTGGGTATAATTATGATACTACATCCAGGAACAATACAAAGTATCAATACAAATTTAATTTCGGTTGATAATGGATGGTTATATTCCTCTTTAGATGTTTGGGATCCTACATATACAGCTATTTTAACTCAACCAATTTCTTTAGAAGCTATTGGTTTAGAAGAATTAAGATTTCTTTCTAATCCAACAACTTTAACAATTCGGCAAAATCCTCTACCACTTTCTTTAGTTCTTTGGTCAGGTATTTCCGAAACTATTGCAGATCCTATTTCGAATGGTTCTACAAGTGCTTCTGGAGTATCTGCCGGAACTTATGGAGATTCTACGGATATACCTGTTATTACTGTAAATTCTTCTGGAAATATTACGAATGTTACTTTGGTTCCTATTTCGGCAAATTCTTCTCAAATAGCTAATTCATACTATTTTCAAAATATTGGTTGGAATATTTCAGGAACATCTTCTTTAACAAATATAGTTCCTGGGATAATACCTTTCGGAATACCAGATCAAGCTCCTGGCAGCATTATTAAAATAGAAGGTTCTGGACAAATTTCCTGGAATTCTTTAACAGATTTTATAACATTTAATTTAACAGATGGAAGTTCTTTATTAACAAACTTTTCAATAGCTGGAACTAATCTTTTTGCAAGTAAAATAAATACTCTTTATACTTGGAAATTAAATTTAGAAATAGTTCCTCAAACTTCTGCCGGAACTTCTGCAAATGTTATATTAAATGGTTTGCTTAAAATTTGGGATGATACAACTGCTTCAGAATTTTCTTTCAATGAATTAGCAACTGTTAATACAACTATTGCAAACACTTTCGGAAATACTGTTCAATGGAATAATGCGTCTTTTAACAATTTATTAAATATAGAAGAATATAGAGTTTATCAAATATTAGTAAATGGAGAAACTGTGACATCAATAACTTATCAAATCGACGGTGGAGTTCCTAATAGCATTTATGGCGGCACTTCAATTATAGATGGTGGTTCAGTCTAATGGCATTACAAATACAGCTTAGAAGAGGTAATAAGGCGACCTGGGCATCCGTAAACCCTATTCCATCACAGGGAGAACCTTGTATTGAATTAGATACCGGAAATATCAAAATAGGTAATGGAAGTAATAATTACAATACTCTTCCTTATGCTTGGACTAATTCAGGAATATCTGCAATAAACATTACGTCAACTACTCTAAATGTTTCTGGAAGTCCTTTAACTAGTGCTGGAACAATAGATTTGGAATTGATTACTATAGGAACTTCAGGAACATTTACTAAATTTGTTTCAGATAATTATGGTAGACTAACTTCAGGAGGATTTTTAACAAGCGCTGATATTCCTTTACTTCCATATGATGCTACAAGTGCTTCAATACTTTGGAGTAGAATTTCCGGAACACCTACAACACTTTCCGGATATGGTATTACTAGTTCTGATACTATGTTTGATAAGAAATACCTTTCGGCAGTTTCTACAAACTACGGTTCGGTTTCTTCAGTTGGAATAAGTTCAACCACACTAAGCATTGGATTAAGTCCTGTTACAACTTCTGGAACTATTTCCGTAAATCTTTCTTTATTTGGAACATCTGGAACATATACAAAGATTTCTTCTGATCCTTATGGAAGAGTTATTTCAGGAACTACTTTAACTTCTGGAGATATTCCGGTTCTCCCATATGATGCTACAAGTGCTTCAATACTTTGGAGTAGAATTTCCGGAACACCTACAACACTTTCTGGATATGGGATAGTTTCCGCCGACGCTTTATTTAATAACAAATATGCTCAGATTTCGGCCCTTCCCAACATTTCTTTGTATCTTCCTTTAAGCGGTGGAACATTAACTGGTGCAGTGTCAGGAGTTTCTGCCAATTTCAGTACTGTAGTAACGCAAGATATCAACGTAATTGCTTCTAGTGCATCATTTAAGAATTTCCCGACCAGTCCAATTGAAATGGACGGGTATATTAATTCATATTTTCAAATAATTTCTCAAAATCAATCATCTGGTATTTCTAATTCTACAGATTTTATTGCTACATCTGATATTGGAAATAATACTAATTTTTATATAGATTTTGGAATAAATGGTTCAAACTATTCTCAATCTGCTAATAATTGGTATGTAAATGGTCCGAATGATGGATATATTTATACACAAGGAAGCAATTTATCTATTGGATCTATAGGAAACTCCGCAACATCTGGAAACTCGATAAACTTTTTCGTAAACTCTACGTCTGCCCAAAATATAATAGTGAATATAACATCTTCTGGTATTTCTGCTACAAATATTTCGGCGAATTCTCAAACATTAACATCTACAGTAGATTCTCCATTAACAATAAACATGTCTGCTACTGGTGGGTTTATACATCCTATTATTGCTTTGAATACTGGAATGTCCGCCACTGTTGGTAATCGACTTAATTTCGATTTTGGTTTACAGGAAGCTACAAATAATGCTGCGAACTTTGGTTTTTGTTATCAAGGAAATGGTTCTGCAAATAATTTTATAACATTTGGAGTTTATGGAACAAATGATTTATTAACAATTTCTGCGAACAAAACCGCGACATTTTTAGGTCCTGTGTATGGTTCCTCTGGAATAGGTTATAATATTGGTTCTGGTGGTCAAATTGTTCAAGCAACTAATAAGGCGACCGGCGTTACTTTGAATAAACTTACCGGAAATATTATTATGAGTAGTGCCGCATTAGCTTCTGCAACTACAGTAAACTTTGTTCTTACAAATTCGTTTATAGGTGCAAATGACTTTGTAGATATAAATCACACATCTGCCGGAACTTTAGGTGCATATGGATTCGCTGTGACTCCTGCAAATGGTTCAGCAACAATATTCATTAGAAATAATACGAATGCGTCATTATCAGAAGCTATAGCAATAAAATTTATGGTTTTCAAGGCGGCAATTTCCTAATGAAAATAATCCAAAATGTTTCTACAATATCTATTCAAACTTCTGGAGATGTTAATTACAATGCTCTTTATAGTTCCGGAACTTGGTATGGCCCAGCTACACTTTCTTTAATTGGAACTTCCGGAATTTATTCTAAAGTTCAAACAGATTCGAAAGGGCGTGTTGTTTCCGGGACTACTTTAACTTCTGGAGATATTCCGGTTCTTCCTTATATTTCCGCAATCGGGACTTTACCATGGTCTCAAATTTCCGGAACTCCTACAACTCTTTCTGGGTATGGAATAACTTCTGCCGATACTTTATTCGACAAAAAATATGCACAACTTTCTGCAATACCATCTCTAAGTATTTTATCCGCATATTTACCACTTTCTGGCGGAATATTAACAGGAGATCTTTCCGGAACTAACATATATGCTAATAATATTTCTGGAACAAATTTAACTTCAGATCATCTAAAAACTAATATAGATTTTAATTGGGCTTTCGGATCCCTTACTAATAATGTTGTTACAAATACTACTGTATTAAATGAGAATTTGGCATATTGGGGATTTGACTTACAAGCAAACAACTCTTCAATAATTAAAATTATGTCTAGTGCATATGGTGGTATTGTTGCAAATGCTAATATACAAGCAAACTCTTTTATAAAAACTGGTGGGACTTCCGCTCAAATATTATTAGCAAATGGTTCTGTATTACCAATTAGTGCGATAACTTCCGGTATTAGTTCATCCGGAACAAGTGGAACCGTTACATCTATTGGAGTATCTTCTACCACATTAACAATTTCCAATACTCCTATAACGACTTCCGGAAACATTTTAGTAAATCTTTCTGCAATAGGAATTTCAGGAATATATACAAAAGTTCAAACTGATACTTTTGGTAGAGTTGTTTCAGGATCTACTTTAACTTCTGGAGATATTCCGGCTCTACCTTACTATCCGTCAAGTGCTTCATTAAATTATCTTCCTTTATCTGGAGGAAATTTATCTGGTCCTGGAAATCTAAACGTTTCCGGAACTTTAAGAGTCAGTAATTTTATAAATTCCGTTGGAGGTTCCGAATTATTTCTTGGCGAAAATGCTGGACGAAACAATAGCACATTAGGACTTAATACTTTTGTTGGGAATGGTGCCGGACAAAATAATACAATTGGTAGTAATAATACCTTTTTGGGGTATTCTGCTGGTTTCGAAAATGCTGTTGGTAATGTTAATACTTTTATTGGCGAAAATGCTGGAGTTGTAAACGTCTCCGGTAGTTTTAACACCTATGTTGGAGCTGGCGCTGGTGTAGGTCAAAGCACAATGATAAACGGTTACGGTAATACTATGATAGGGGCGCGAATCGGTAATTGGCAACCAGAGTCTATTAATACGTTAATGATAGACGCATATGCTTTTCATAATTTCGGAACCGTTTATAGTGATCGCGGGTCAAGTGCGGCGGAAAATGCCGGAGTATTGATTATTGGTAAGGGAAATACTACACCATCCTTACAAACACTTTCCTTAAATGCTAATACTACGGTTTCTCAAAATTTAACTGTTTCGGGGACAACTACTCTAAACATTTTAACAACATCTGCCGGAGGAGATTTAACAGGTAATTTACAAACTCCGACTGTTTTAGGTTTAGTCGGGCATCCATTATCTTTAGCATTTAATGGATATCTTTTTAATAATGGTTCTACAGTAGTTTCTAGAAGTATTTCCGCAAGTGATGTAGGAAATCTTTCGAATCTTTATCTTCCATTGTCTGGTGGAACTTTAACGGGAAATTTGAATACAATTTATGGAAATGTTCAAAACAGATTTCAAATTGGAAGTACTGCTAATTCGACAATTTGGTATAAAATAGGAACCTTGGGAACTCCAACAGCCGTAGGGACGTCGCAGGCACAATTGATATATACCGTTAACGCCGGATTTAATTTTGGTGGAAATTATCCGCCTAAAGATATTGTATATTTTGGAACACGTTCGACCATAAATCTTAATGTTCGCTCAGTATATGGTGGAAACCAAATAACTTATGGATATGTTACAAATGGGTCGAATGTGGAATTGTGGGCTAAATGTCCTGTGTATATAGCAAATTGTTGGATAACGGTTGATGCATGTGATGGTGTAAACGCATCATATGGAAATTTAGGAAATCAATCAACGGAACCAACAGGAATAACTTACGTTACTACTATAAATGAATATGATGATAGATATTTACAATTAACTGGAGGGCCGTACCTGCCTTTGTCGGGGGGCACGCTTACGGGGGCTTTGGCAGGCACGTCCACGAGCATGTCTGGCACAATAACGGCTAATTCACCAGGAACCTATGGTGGCATCCCGTCGTTATATGTGCCTTACTACCCACCAAACGGTGCTGGAAACTATGGACTACAGATCGGGCAGACAAGTGATTTAGGTTCAGGCTCGTACGCTGGAATTGGGATTGGTGTACAGAGTGGTCGAACTGGAAATGCCATCGAGGTAGTTTCTGGTGGATCCGCGTTAATGTATGTATCGAGTACCGGAGCAATCACATCCAACGCCACCGGCACCGCGATCTCCGCGCCGAATGGGGGAGCTACGATAAAAGGGTATACAGATAATTCATCTGCGGCATCTGGAATTGTCGGAGAATACATAGAGACAGTTATCTCGGATGCAAGCCAAGTATCGGTAGTCAACGAGACAGCAAAAAGTATTATGTCAGTGTCCCTCACTGCTGGAGATTGGGATATAGAGGGGGGATTGATAATCTTTTATAATGAAGCAACAGTTGTAGGCAATAGCGTAATTGTTGCCAACATAACTTCGACAACCAATACGATAACTAACAATGGCCGAGAAAGTGTTATCCTTATTCCTGCTTTATCAGTTGTATCGACCGAGACTGGAATAGTATGCCCTAGGCAAAGGGTAAGCATTACATCGACTACAACCTATTATCTGGTTGCACAAGTTCCGTTTACCGCTGGTTCCGCTGCATGTGCGGGTCAACTGACCGCGAGACGGATCCGCTGATGCTCCCCGTGAACGTAGATTTAACAAATAATAATTTATAGTAAGGATTATTGAAATCATTAAAAAAATATTCCGGAACTACTACTTTAGGAACTACCTCTCATACTGGTAATATAGGGTTTAACGGAACTTCTCCGATATCTAAACCAACTGTAACAGGCGCAAAAGGTGGGAATGCGGCTTTAACAAGTCTTTTAACAGCTTTGGCAAGTTATGGTTTAATTGTGGATTCTTCTACTTAATATATTTTTATTTTAAACGATAAATATAAAATATAAGGAGATTTTTAAAAATGCCTGTAGAAAAGAATCCTAAAGGTGGTTTCAAAGTACATAATACAAACGATAAAAAACCAATGTCAAAAAAGGAAGCCGAAAAACAATTAGCGGCCATAGAAATTTCGAAAAATCTTTCAAAAGATCTATTCAAATCTTCGAAAATGAGTAAAAAGTAATGTCCGATGATCTTAATGTAATCAATACTATTCGCGGAATGTTAAATGACCAAACAGACCAATTTAACAAAAGAATTGATCGCATGGAAGATCGTATTGCAGATGATATTTCAGAAATTAATACAAAATTGAACACACACTCCGAAAAAATAGCGAAAATCGAAGAAAAAATTGAACCAAAAAGAGTATTTTCTGCGTCGAATCTTTGGAAATATGGACAAGTAGCTTTTTATATTTTTATATTTGCTTATATGATGGGTTCTGGAACGCCCGCAACAAAATCTTTAGATAAAACTCTTCAAGTTGTAACAAATACAGAAATCCCTAGAATCAATAAACCTCTTGTAGATGATACTTCAGTAAAAAAATACGGAAAATAATTCTAAAAATCTTTCGAAATTTCCTCTAAAATCTTCAGGAAATTTTTTATTATCCTTTTACATAAATAAAAATGAAGCTTAATAAAGGAGATTTTATGAAAGACGAGACTAAACAGGAAATTTGTAGGATGTTAGAAAATCATGTAGAAGAGCTTAATAATATTTTCGAAAATGGTTTTCAAAAAATTGATAAGAGTTTTGACGAATTGGAAAACAAACTTGATAAAAGTATTGCTAGACTTTCGAGAATTGTTAAGAAATTGGAAGATGAAAAATGAATGAAAATGAAAATATTATTAAAATAGAATCTTTTTATGGCTTTGTTAATTATATTCCGGAAAGTGTTGTAGAATTAAAAAATATTGATTTAGAAACAAGTTATGGATATACTCATTATAATTCTTTTATGTTTATTCCAGGAATTTTCGCATGGTAGTAATAAAAACTAATAACGATTTTACGATTTCTACATATCCTGAAGAAGAGTTTTCCGAAATTGTTGCAGATGTAAAATTTATTTTGAATAACGCTCGCAATACTGATATTAAAATTTTTAGAGAAAATGTTATTTCAAAAGATATTACAGAAAAGGTTTTAGAAGAAGTTTTGAAAAGGAATTAACATGATAACTTTTATAGCTGCAAAAAATATTGGATTAGAAATAGATTTTGATGATTCTGAAATGTCAGATATATTAAATTTAACTAAAGAATGTATTTTGAAAAAGATAAATTTCAAAATAGTTTTAGAAAAAGATAATAATAAAACTGATATAACATCGATTGTAAAAGGAATGAGGTATTAAAAATGAAAAAGAAATGCACTAAATGTGGTGAACTAAAAGAATTATCCGAATACTATTTGGACGTCCATTGTAGATATTTTTCCGAATGTCGTGCATGTAATCGAAAAAGAAATAAGCAACGTTACGATAAAAATCCGGAAAAAGTTAAAGAAATTGTAAAAGCTCATAACGAAAAAGTAGGAACAGATGTTGTAAAAGGATATCTAAAAAAGTCTAGAGAAAAACTTCCAGAAGGATTTCTAAATTGGGAAGCAAAAATTAACAAAGAAGCTAGAGGCATTTTAACACCACCAGAAGGCTTTCAAATTTCCAGACGCATACCTGCACGTTTTTTCTTTGAAACCTCTCTACAGACACTCGTAAACGTTTCTGATAATCTTTTTATAATACCTAGATACTCAAAAAATAAGATTGATTGGGATTTTATCAATTCTAATCAAATTTTGAAAGATATTTGCGAAAAATTGAAGAATTAGTATAGTCCAAGCATTTTATTAGTTAGAGCAAATTCTCCAAAATACTTGATAGCCGCTGAGTCATAAGCTTTAGCGGCTTCTATTTTATCAGAAAAATATCCTAAGAAAACAGGTTTTTTATTACCTTTTATTTTACACTGCCAATTTTGATATTTTTTATACCAAACAACTCCTTTAAATCCAGAAGTATTATTTTTAGACATTAAACATTTTCTACAATTTTCTGTGTTAGTTACTAATTGAAGATTTTCTATTTTATTATTTGAACGATTATTATCTATATGATCTATAAAAATACCTTTCGGAATTTTTCCATTAAACATTTCAAAAATTATTCTATGACATTTATATATTTTCTTATTATATCCAATGTCATAATAATTAGTTTTTTTTAAAGTTCCGGCTATTAAATCTTTATTTTTACCAGATCCTAACTCTTTCCATCGCAAACAACTAGGGCTTGTTTCATCATATTCTAAAATTTCATTCCAATTTATCATAATAACCTCAATTACACAACTATTTATCTTATTAGAAACAAAAACTCCCAGAACCAAAAACGCTCTGGGAGAAACTGTATTATAAGGAGATCGCAACTACAGTTTTTTATCTATTTATTTCACTCATCGGTTCGTTTTCGGAAGGAATTATGGAAAAAGTAGGAAAAAATGCTAATCTAATAATTGTTTCCGGAGATGACGCAAAACTTTTAGAACTGCCAGCGGATAATCCAAGAAAATCATCTCTAAACGAAATATTTGCGAAAAAATTATAAAAATTAATTTCGAAATGTTCTACTGTAAAAGAATTTATATTTGTATTAGTATAATGACTATTAATAGATAATTTAGCTTCTTCTGGATATTTTAGTTTCAAAAGTGTTTCTGGTATATTATATAAAGATTTATCTCCAATATTCATTAAACATATTCCACTATTTAATTTACATTCTTCAAAAGTTTTTATGATTCTTTCGAAATATCTTTTAACTTCCTTTGCTAATTTTTTTGTTACATCTGTCTGAATATAATCAACTGTTGAACATTTATATTGTATTTCTACATTTCTTTCTTCTAATAAATCAAATGTGTTAATATATGGTTTGAAAGGAGTATTATTTGATATTTGTCGTGTATAATAATCATCTAAAAATGATAATTCTTCGTAAAATATTTCATTATAACTGTTTTGAAGTGAATTTGAAGACATTATGAAAAAAATCCTCCATAAAATTCTACTCCAGTTATAAACAAATCTTTCAAAATTTTATATATAAACTTAAAAATATTCCATAAAATTCTATAAAAAGTTTTCGAAAAAATAATTTGTCCAACTGTAGTTCCTATTAAAGATCCTATTAAAATTTCTAATATCATTTTATTTCTTCTCCTGCAAAAATTTCTTAGCAATCTTTTTGTCTATAATTTTATTAGATTCTTCCAAATAATGTTTCTGAAATAAATCATACATAGATAAATTTTCTACATTTTTAGGAATTTCGAAAGTATCTGATATATCTTTTCCAAATTTTTTCTGAATTTTGTTACAAATATCTGCCCATACTCTAAGATATTTTACGAAATTATCCGGATTTCCTGTTTCGTTTGGTGTGTATTTTTCTAACATTTTTGTGATCTCCTTTGATCTTTGTCTCTCATTTTTATTTATGTTAAACTCTAAAAATTAATTTGGAGAGTATTTTTCTATCTCTTTTCGAAGATTTTCTAGAAGGTTTTGTCCAACATCCGTTAATGACCAATCTTCTAAAATCTGATCTGTAATTAAACAAAAATCCTCCAGAAAATCTTCGAAAAATCCTAAAACTAATTCTATCGTAAACGCTTCAGGAAGCCTTATAAACGGTCTTTGTTTTTTGTGGCTCGTATTTGTCACCTCTACATAGTAAACGTTGTGCTTGGCTTCATATCCCCAAATAAATGCTCTGGATTTTGGAGATAGCTTTTCAAATTTACATCTAATACGTAAGTTCATTAGTCGTAAAACCCGTTTTTAATTTTAGTAGTTTCCGCAATATAACATTGAACAGCCATATCTCCAATAATTTCTGTTAATGGAAGATTTATTTCAATATCCTTTTTGTAAATTTTCTTAATTCTTTCTTTAATTAGGTTCTGTAATTTTACTCTTTTTAACATTAGTCTGTGCTGTTGAAAAGTCATTTGTGATCTCCTTGTGATCTTGTCTCTCATTTTTATTTATGTTACAAGTGAGAAAAACTTTTGGAGGTCTTTCTCACTTCTTCATTATAGCAAATTTAATCTAGCTTGTCAAGGACTTTTAGAAGATTTTAAGAACGTTTTCGAAACGTCGCTACGCTCCAGCCTTCGGCTATTACAATAATCCAAGCATTTTATTTGTAAGAGCAAATTCTCCAAAATATTCTATAGCCGCTGAGTCATAAGCTTTAGCGGCTTCTAATTTATCATTGAAGTATCCTAAATGAATATATTTTAAATTTATTAGTATATTTGCTCTCCATATATTTCTTCTTTTTTCCAGTGTCACTCCCTTATAACCAGAAGTATTATTTTTTTGCATTAAAGATTTTCTATTATTTTCTGATTTAGTAGCTAGTTGTAAGTTTTCTATTTTATTATTTTCTCGATTATTATCAATATGATCTATGAACAATTCTTCAGGAATTTCTCCATTAAACATTTCGAAAATTATTCTATGACATTGATATTTTTTCTTATTATATCCAATTTCATAATAATTAGTTTTTTTTAAAGATCCAGCGAATTTACCTATCTTTATTGCAGGATTTGTAGAAACTTTCCACCACAAACAACTCGGACTTGTTTCATCATATTCTAAAATTTCATTCCAATTTATCATTTTATTTTTCCTTTTAATATTTTTTCTATAAATTCTTCTTTCGACATTTTACTTTGTAATACAATCTGGTCCCTACCACCCTTTTTTTGATATCTCCAATACTTTTTTCCTCTTTTTGTCTTTTCTGTAACATTAATACAACATCTTGTGGTTTTTGAATTATATACACTACATAATGTGGTCCCTACCAATAAAAAGTCGCCCATATAGGAGCTGTGCTCTCTGCCCTGTGATTCTTCTTCTTTTTTTAGTGCTTGGTTATTTTCTTTATTGGTAGGGACCAGATTTTCAATCAAAAAAGATTTGTTAGCCGCAGGCTGGAGCGTAGCGACTTGATTTCCAATTTTAAGACCACATTTAAAAGAAACATTGAATTTCTCGAAAGATTGCTTTAAAGTTACTTCAACAGTCTCTAGATCAGAAATTTTAAAAATTAGACAGTCATGCTTAGTTATTACAGGAATATTTTTAGAAATAAGAAATTTTGAACAATTGTCTAGAAAAATTTTAGATTCCATCCCAAATGCAAGATATGGAAATGAATTTTTAGATCTTAATGCATCTAGATATAGTTCAGTTTTAGGAAATTTCTTAGAAAACCACTTATTAATTTCTTTTTTGGTATCGGTCATTGCGGAATTAGAATCACAAAGCCAAGATATTACATTTTGTTTAATTTCTAATCTTGTAATATCTTTATTAATTTCCAATTTTATAGATTCATATATATCAGAATTAGAAACAATAAACTTTTCTAATTCTTTTAATTCATTCCATAATATATCTTTTTGTTTAGAAATAGTTTTATAAGATAATTTTCTAATTATTTCCGGAATTAGAGTAAAATAAGTGCAATGTTGGTCCAATTCGGCTGTTTGTTCTCCATCA